TCACCCCATTTAAGCTTTAAAAAATTTGGTGTCAATATGTTCGTGCAGTTACTTTTTCATTTAAAGAGAAAAATAGAAAAAATCTCGATTTTTTTTTAATATTTTCGAAAAATTTTCTCAGTTTCTATAGATTTATTTCTTATATGTTATATAATTAATATATGACTATTTATCATTAATAAAGAATGTAGGTGTACAATTATGAAATTTATGAAAAAATTAGGCGTTATTACTCTATCGCTTGCGTTAGCCATAAGTATGAACACAAGTGTTTTTGCTAAGGCCGGGTAACAAGATTATATTAGTTTCGACGGTAAGCCCGGGCATACCTGGTATGAAACTACCAATGGAAAAGTTGTTGGTGTTACCAAATCCAAATGGACTGCCAAATTAAAATCTATCGGTTGGGTGGTGTTTGGGGTGCACAAATATATAGAAACGTAAATATTAAGAAAGGGCAAAAATGCAGAATTAAATTTAAAATTAAATCAACTAAGATTAACAAATGGATTGTTGTGAAAATTTGCAATAAAAACAAAATAGCTTATGTTAAATGGATTCATTTAAAGAAAGGCAAATACACAAAAATAAACGAAACTTTTGTTGCCAAAAAGAACGCATCTAAGATTATCTTTGGCATTGGTGGCGAGTTTGGTAATCGTGATGACGAAAAAGATATCTACGACTACCTAAAGAAAAGACCTAGCGACGGCAAAAGTAATGTTGCGGAGAAATCCACTAAAATACTTCTTCGAAAGTATTCGCTTAAACCTGCAACAAAAGTAAAGCCAAGCAAAACCTACTGCAGATGCGGTTGTCCATATTGCAAATAATTGAATTGTATCTGCAAATTATGTTATACAAAAGCGACTAATCCGAAGTCAAACTTTTGATATTTTCCTGTAAAGTATACAGGTGAAATATCATATTATTTGGATTAGTCGCTTAATTAATTTTTATTCTTTAAAATCTGATTACAGTTCATAATAGTCTTAATATAAAATCAATCTATATCAATTATATATTTATTTTTTTCATAAAATTCCTCACTGGCTAATTCGTTAGATGCCAAATATTTTTGTAATTTTTTAGCCATTGGCTTGTATGTAGCATACGTTATTGTCCCAGAAACAACCGCACCCACAACTGGTACTGCTTTTGCCAAACCTTTAGAAAAGATTTCTTTTGTCATTCTTGTTCCAAGTGCTGTTGCCACCTTCTTTACAATAGGATAAATCGTGCCTTTCGTCAAAGTTTTTTGAGGCAATTTCTTTATTATCTGTTTGGCAAGCTGACCTGAAATTTTATTAACTGCTTTCACTGCACCATTTACACCAAACATAACTCCTGTAAACAATGTCAATAAATACTTTGTTTCTTCTGTTATTTCGTTTGAATCAAGGCTTAAATCCTGCCAGCCGTAAAGATATATTAATTTCTGTAAAATTCTAAATATATGCCCAAAATATTGGACCAAGTCAGCAGGGATTGTTCCAAGCATGGCAAAACCACCTGGTAATCCTGTTACTGCCGATATTGCTGTAACTTTTGTGGTTTCATACTTAATGCAACTTTCTGCAATTTCGTTAATCTCCTCTACTTTAATTCCTGCGTATGCCGGACAATGTTGTATTGCCATCTCTACTACTTCATTCTTGTATCTACCCTGAAATTCTTTTCTCAAAAAATTTTCACGATTAATCTTAACCATAGGTAATTTTGTTGCTTCGACCAATACAGTTTCAAAATCTATTTTTTCCACTTTCATCACTCCGTTTCTTTTTATTTATTTTCTTTGTTATCGCGTATTTTTTTATATTTTAAATTTGTCAAAATATTTTTATCCATATTTTCTATCATTTGTTAAATACTTCTATTAGTTTATCCAAAAAGATATCCGACATATTTTTCAAACTAGGAATATGTACAAATAATACCGGACATTCCATTTTACACATCATATGATAATACGCATCATTGCATAGATAATGCGTTGGTTTATCAGCTATAGTGTATGTAATTTCATTAGTTTGTGCTAATTCCAAATAATGTTTTATTTCCATCTTAGTTTGTATTTCTATTCCTTCCCTCATAGCTACTTTTTCAAATCTAATTTCTTCTCTCAACGTTTTATCTAATCCAAACATTAATATTTTGTCATATACTTCTTCTATAGTATCAATATCATTCCTCAGTCCCTTAAATGAATTTGTTAAATACAGTGACTCACCGTCAAGTAATTCTACCAACTTGTTTGAAGAATTATACTTTCCTTTAAATCCTGTATATAAGATTTTTTCCAAAGCAATACCTCCTGATGAATGAATTTTATTCTAATTATATTTTATATAATATTCTATCAATAGACAAGCGACTAATCCAAAGTATGACTTTGAATTAGTCGCTTGCTATTTTATCTAAACTCCGAAAGCATAAGCTTTATAACATCAACTCTCGCTCCCCTTTATCTGCAGACCTCTGAAATAAGCTCCATTCCTCTTCTTTTCATCTAGTTCATTTCATTTCCCCTATCACTTATTGCTTGCGAATCCAACAATAAACCTCGAATACGTTCGCTTTGCTCACTTCTTCTCGGTAATTCTTAGATTCTAATGAATCGTAACGCAAAGAAAAATTTGTCACTAATATGTCACTCACTTGTCACTCACAAGTCCGAATCAACCATTATTAATGATTATTTTAAATAAAGAAAAACCCCGAAAACATAGGCTTTTCGGGGTATTCTTGTATATTTGATTTTTTCCACAAATTATCGCTTGCATAACTCCAAACGCCTATTTTACGGCATTTTTTGACCGTTTGTCAGTTACCCGTCTTTTACGCATATTCTCTCAAGCGTTTTCCCGTTGCTTTATTATATCACAACTGCTCGAACTGTACATGCTCGGATTCTCCGGAGAGGTAAAGGTCGCCGATTGTTCTGACCATCTTCTTTCCGTCGACAACATGAATCTCTTTCACATAATATGACTGTCCTCTGATAGCACGACCGCAGATGTTGTCATTGCCCCATTCTGCCGAACGTCTGATATTGAGTGAACCGTCACAAATGACTGTCACCCTCATTTTGCCCTGCGGAATGATGACCTTGTCCTCCTGCTGCTCCTCTGTTGCCTTGTCCGGCTCTGTATTCGCCCCATTTTCGCCATTTTCCTGTTCGGTCGGTGGATTTGTCGCCTTATCCTCATTTGAGGCATTCTCGTCGTCCTCTGCGTTCTTCTGCGATGTTTCCTGCTCATTGTCTCCGGTTGCAAGTTCGCTCACATCGTCATTGACCGTTGTCATTTCCTTGAGTGTCTCTGCGTCTACTGTTCCGGTCTTGTTTCCGTCCGCATCGTATGTGTTGACACTGCCGTCCGGATTTGTCTGCAACGCTCCCTCCGGAACATCATCCGTGAGCGAACCGATGACCTTTCCGGTTTCATCCCAAACAACGAGGCTCTCGTCCTTTGCTGCTGCCCTTAATGCTGCATCAAGTTTCTTGTACTCTTTGCAGTCCTCTTTCTTGAACTCTGTTCCTTTGCCTAAATAGTATAACATGTTTATTCCTCCTGCTATCTCAAAATTCTATTGACTTCGTTCTGAACTGCCTTTGCATCATATCCCGCTGCTGCGAGGCGGTTTGTTCTGTCGCTACCGTTTCCCCACTTTCCGTTGATGACCTCTTTCGCTACTTCATTGATGCTTTTGCTCGGTGCTGATGTTCCGGACGCTTTTGAACCTGTTGTCAGATTTGTCGCAACGTGAGCGTTGTCGTTGAGGAGAATGTCTCCCGCAAATAAATATGCATCCGATGTCAGATATTTGCTTTCTGTCAGCACCTCGAATCCTGCTGTCTTGAGTGCTGCCCGCAGGTTTCCAGTATAACAAGCCGTACTCACCTTTTTCAGTGCGTCAATTCCCAGTCTGTAACCTGCTCCCTTTACGATTGCAGCGACACCGGATGAACAGTCTGCCTCACATGCGACTGTAATCTGTGCAGGGTCGTAGTTGGAATCTGCAAGGTTCGTCCAAAATGTACCCCTCTGTGACTGGTCATATCCTATGAGGTTGTTGTTTGCTGCTGCCTTTGCCATGCTTGCAATCATCGCTCTCACATCCGCATTCGGATGACGGAGAACACATTTCCACGGTCTGTTATACCAATTTATTACCCGCCATTCTGTACCTGTCTGGTCTCCTGCTTTTCCTCCGGAATATCTTCCGTTTTCATCATGTCCGCAATTTGAAATCATTTGTTTTCCTCCTTGTCAAAATCGTCTGCTTTGAATCCGCACAATTCCG